TCGCGTTTCTTAAGTCATTACCAAATGACGGGACTTTTGACCAAACAGCAGCTGTTCAAAGAGCTGCTGAGAAAGCCAAAAAATTCCAATGTTCATTTGGTTACGACCTCTCTGCCGCAACCGATAGATTACCTATTGCGCTTCAAGTTGAGATCCTCTCTGCCCTTATTGGGGACGAGGGAGCTCAAGCTTGGAAGAATCTCTTGGTAGATCGTGATTACCGTCTGAAGGACAGTGAAAACGATATTACTTTGAGATACGCAGTTGGGCAACCTATGGGTGCTCTCTCTAGCTGGGCTATGCTTGCTGTAACCCATCACTTAATAGTTCAATTAGCCGCAAATCTCGAAAGGAGCCGAACCGAACAACCTCATATCCCTATTACTAGGGAGAATTGGTATGTCGATAGGCGCCTGGAGTGATTTTCGGATTATGAATTATTAGGTGATGACATCGTGATCTTTAATCCGGGTGTTGCGCGGTTCTATCTTATGTTGATGAAGGACCTTGGGGTAGAAATCAATCTATCCAAAAGTGTCGTTTCAAAAACAGAAAGTTTTGAATTCGCGAAAAACTCGTATTATAAAGGTTCTAATGTTAGTGGTATCTCTTGAAAAATGTTTCTGTCCCAGAATAGTAACATGGGTCGAGTAAATATACTCTACCATTTACTTCCGAGACTTGATTTGAAACATCCTTTAAGGTACATTAAACGTGTACTCCAAAAGAACATTATAGAGCAAGGTGCTATCAAATTTAATTTGTTAGCTCTCCTCGCAATGTTTTGTTCCTCTGGTAGAATCACTTTCATGGAACTTCTAAAGACCATGATGGAACCCATGGACAAACCTCGGAGAAATATAATTCGGGACTCGCAGCTCTTCATAAATGAAGGGTACGCCTCCTTACTTATAGTTGCACTATTACGTGGTCTTCCTCTTCCTCTTAGATCCGATCGATTTATCGAACGAGTCTTTGAAAAGGATTTAGACTGATATAATATTGCACTCCTAAACCGAATCACTAAG